CTACGGGACCATGGCCACTTGCACGAACTGCGGCCACAGCGTTTCCACCATTTGGGTCACGTCGGCGTCCGTCAGCGCCGTCACGTCCTCCAGCCCGGATTGCTCGGAGCTGTGCAGGATGACGCGCATGACCACCCGGATGTACCGGTCCGTATCGGCCAGCAGCGCCAACGCCAGCGCCATGTCGGCTTCGCTTTGCTGATCCGGGACGGCGAGGTTTCGCAAACGCCACAGAGCGTGAACATTGAGTGCGCCCATGACGGTATCGGAGAAAAGACTCGGCGTGCGAGCGATGTCCTCGCGGGTGGCGAGATGGAGCGGCTGCGGGGTCGGCTCCTCGATCGGAAATTCGTCGGTCATGGTGATGCTCCTACAGTGCGATGAGCTTGCTGGCGGCGGTCCAATACTGCCCCAGGTCGGTCATGATCAGCGCGTAATCGACGCTCGATACGTTGAGGCGTCTCCCGGTGTCGTGCACGGGCATGTCGGCGGCCAGCGTGATGCCGGTGCCGTCCGTGCCGGGAAGTGGTCGCGCGCTGGTTCCGCCCGTCGCGATCTTGCGGTTGGCGGGATAATACCCGGCGATGGTCGCGGGCAACGGGTCCGGCACGTAATACGCGGGAACCATGGGCATTGTGTATGGCCCACTGAACCGCATGAGCGCGTCCAGTGTGAGGCCGTCCAGCGCGTCGGCGTCGTCCCAGACCGCCACCCCGTACAGGTCGTACATGTTGGCCTCGGCGCCGGTGTCGCTGGTAGTGGCGATGGTGATGGCGCTGCCGTCCCACGATACGACGCCGAAGCGCCCGAACGTGCCGGTGTCATTGCCGTCGAGGGTGACGGCCTCGGTGGTTACGGGCAAGCCGGACTCGCGGTAGCGGATCAGGAGGACGGCGGGGCGGGTGGCGTGGGGGATGGCGATAGTTCCGGGGGCCCGGGTGCCGACGGTGAATGGCGTGGCGTAGGGCTTGGCTTCGGCTTGCGTGGCGTCAATGTAGACGATATACCCGGGAGAGGTGATGAAATTGAATTGAAGCCACCCGGTAAGCCCAGAGGTCACGTCGTTGATGGTCGTCGCAATGCGTTGCCATGCCCCACGCGCGTCGTCGTCAGCGGGGACTTGACCGACAACCGATTGCCCGGGATAACTGGTTGCTATATTACGACCGAGCGCACCTCCCATCGCCGGCGGAATCCAAACATACCCGGAGAAGGTGTGCTCCCCCGCAACGAGCAGCGTAACTTGTCGACTCGCGACTATGTTGTTGTCGTTGCGGGTCGCCTTGATCACATAAGATCCGTGCTTGGCAACGATTCCTTCGCTCGCCGCAATCACTCGTTCGACCGTCGACGACCCTGATGCGCTCCACCCCGAGAGCGATTCTTCGACGCTTGGGTTTGTGATCAGGTTTTTTGTCCCCTCGCACAGCCACCACGCATTACCCCGCACCTCGACGCTCGCGCTCGGCGTCACCGTCACCGCCCCCTCCGGCGTCCATGCGCCGTGCGGGGATGCCACGAGATCGGGCACCACCGCGCCCGGCAGGTCCCGCCAGGCCGGCCCCGTCCCATCCCATGACACCATCTGCCCGACCCGCACCGGGGCATCCGGCACCAGCCGTGCGTCCGTCACGTCGTCCAGCGTCTCCATGTTGGCATGCGTATGCCGCGCCGCCGTGTTCGCAGCCACGTCGCCGACAGCCTCCACCGCCGCATCGAAGTCCGCGATCGTTCTGGCTGCCTGCGTACCTGTGTGGTTACTGCGATCCCGGTTGGCGGCGTCGTGCGCGGTCAGCTCGCTCGCCAGTGTTCCGGGTTGCACGGCGTTATCGGCGGTGCTGCCCTGCGTGGCCGTCGCGTATTCCGTGACATCCGTGTAGGCCGCCGTGCCGAGTGCATCGGCGTCCTGTTTGGCATCCAGCGCATCGGCCAGCCCGGTTACGGTGCTGATCGCTTGCACGCCGGTATGCGTGGTCCGGTCGCGCAGCTCGGCATCCGTGGCGTTGGCGGTCGCACCATCGGCGATGCCCGCGAGCTTGTCGTCATCCGCCACCGTGTACGGCGCGGTGATCGCGTCCAGCACATCGGCATTGGCGTGTGTGTGCCGGGCTGCGGTATTGGCCGCCACATCGGGTACGGCGCTGACGGCGCTATCGAGATCGGCCAATTGCGACGCGGTGACGTCGTGCGGGTTGTCCCAATCGCGCACATGGTCGTCGAGCGCGGACTCCAGCCCGGCCACGATGTTGGGCAGCGTCGGGTCCGCCGGGTCCGGATGTGTGCTCGCCAGGATTGTCATCAGCGAGATCGGGCCGTCACCGTCGGGGACGACGAACGCGACCGGACGCGGCTGCGGGTACGACGTGGATGTGCCCCGTGTCACCGCTGCCCCGGTCGGGATGCGCACCAGGGGCACACCGACCTCGAGTTCGGCTTCCCAGCGGCCGTCCGCGTCGGTCGTGTACGGCAGCATGTTGGTGACATCGACGCCGCCGGCCATGACGGTGCCGGGGAACGTGCCGCGGGGCGTCGTGGTGGTCGCGGGCACGGCGATGTGCACGAGGAAGTCGGCCCACGGGGTGCCGTCAGCGCGGGGGATGATCTCCCAGACGAGGCGGGTTGCCATTGGTTATTGCCCTCCTAGACCCAGGTGCGGGGATCTTGCACGTTCAGCGGCTGCACGTCGCTGTCACGCACGTCGCCCGTTTTGGCGCGGTTCGCGTCGTACAGCCCCTCGATGCCGGCGCGAATCCCGAAGACGCCCCCGGCACCGATGACGGCCGTGTAGATCGATGGCTCCCACGCGCTCCCGGCGAGGCGGGCCGTGGCCAGCGTGACGACGAACACGCCGACGGCCATGAGGGCACCGCGGAGGGCGGCGGCCTTGGTTTGTGCGGTCATGTCGTTGCTCCTTTATGTGATGGAACGGTGTCGAAAATCAAATAACCGTCAAATGACCGGGCATCGCACACGCACCCCGGCAGTGCGAGATGGCCCCAGCGGGGCGATCACCTCCCGCTCAGATCGACTCGACGAACGCGCCGGCGTGGATACGACCGCGAGGATCGTCGTCTTGCACCAGCCACCGGTCCTCGCCGCTGACCTTTTCTCCGAAGTAGTAGCCGGCCGTCGCGATCTTCGTCCCCGGCTTGACGTATTGCACGATGATGTCCGATTCGCGACTCGCCCACCGGCGGATGGTCGCGCCCCCCCTTCCGACCGTGAACGTACGGGGCTTGTCGAAGGCGTGGAAGATCGGACCTGGCGAGGTGGTTTCTTTCGATGCGAGCTCGAGGTCCTGTTTCGGCACCCAGCCCGTCCCGTTGACGGTCAGGACGTCCAGCCAGTCCATGCCGTTTCCGGTCCGGATATCGCCGGTGATGAGCTTGGCGAACTCGCCACCTTTGATGACCATGCCGACCGTGGCGCTGGTTGATGGCGCCTGCCGGACGAGGATCTCTTTCTTCGCCCGAACGCTTGCACCGGCCACCCAGGCAGGAGCTGCCGGCTCGTCCGGCTTCGGCGTGGGCACGGGTGCCGCTCCCCCTTCGCGCATGCGGCCAACGTCGCGGAGGTCGATCGTCAGGCCAGCGATTGTGAACAGAAGGGTGTTTATATTGTCGTTTCTGCCCTCAAAGTACGACATGAGCGCGACGATTGCGGCGATGTACTCGTCGGTGTAGTTGTAGATGCGCTCGAATGGACAGTCTTTGTATGCGGGCGTCGTTATTTCCCGGTGTTGCATGAACGCCAATTTCGACCGGTAGGTCTCCGAGGTGATACCTCCCGCATGCGCGATTGCGGCTGAGAGCCAGATGAATGACCGCCACTGTTTTGTGGACATCGGCGTGTTGATGTTGCCGCCATCCGAGGTTTCGATCGCTTCGGCACGACCATTAATCCCCTCGACGCCACGCATCGCGACAAATGCCGGGCCATCCCCATAGCCCGGTGCATTCCACGGACCGGACGACCAGGGCTGTACGTCGCTGTATTTCGTGTAGTCCATCCAGCGATAGATCTTGCCGTCCAGCGCGCCATCAGCGCTGCCACCAATCCCCCACGGGGTCAGCGATGCCACGTCGGCGCGGCGGAACCACGCATCGGTCGAACTGAGGTAGCCGACCATGCTGTGAGCGAATGATGCGCCCGTGCGCTCGCACACGCCGTAGTTCGCGCCATTGCCGACCTTGGCGTACGGGTTGATCGGCCGGTCATCGTATGGAGGGAATGGGACGCGCTGGATTGCCATGATGATGTGCTCCTGAAACGCAAAAAGCCCGACACGTCTCCCACTGGGAGGCCATGCCGGGCCATAACGGGCCATGATCTTCCTCTGTTGCTCCAAGTATACCGGGCGCTACGCCGCCTTGTGCTCGATCACGATCCGGGGGCGCTCGCCGTCCGCTGGCGGTTTGCACCGCCGACAGTACGTCTCGATGTGACCGCCGATCCCCGGGATGCCTTCGCAGACAAATCCGCCGCATTTCGGACACCGGAAGACGGTCCAGCGCGGATCGAGGCGGAGGTCCGGCTTCGGCTTTTCGCTCACACCTCGCCTCCCGTCAGCTCGCGGATGCGCTTCTCGCTCTCGATCCGTGCCGTAATCATGTCGGCCCGCCACCGGTCCCGGCAAAGTCGATCGCCGGGATCGACCCCGACCCGGGCGAGGACGAGGCTGGCGATCCCGAGCAATGTTCCGATTGCACCTCCGCCTCGACCTCCAGTGTTCGAACCGTTTGCGCGGCGATGTCGCGATCTTCCCGAGCCGTGGACCGCTCGTCCCTGAGCTTCTGCGTCTGAATGATGGCCACGACCACCGTCGCGATCGCCGTGACCGTCGTGCCCGCTAACCCGATCAGGGCGGCTAACATCGTCTCGGACATTCCGCCCCTCCATGACGTCGATCATGCATGTACCCTCCTGGCACATTGCCGTTATGCCCGCCGAACCTGAATTAATGGGTTTGTGTCAGTCCACGCCGATGTTGGTTGCGACCAGGTAAATGTCGGCGAGTCTCGGTATGTTGATGTCTTCAGTCCGGCAATGACGTTGGTATTGGCGGTCATTGTACGAACCGGCGTGAATGTATTGATGGTGATTGCATGGGATGCCACAATCGCCAACGTATACAACGTCCCGGATTGTAGCTCGACGTCGATTGCCGCATCCTTGACCCCTGTTGTTGCGGTGTTCACGGCGGCGTCTACAATCGGATCTATGCCAAAACCGGATGCGTCATTCGCCGCTAACACCCCGATCCTTGCCTGACTTCCCGCAACCGCGCCGGTGACGATGATGGCGATTCGGTCAATGGCGACATCCACCGGAGGGGAGAAGGGGATGCTGTACGTTGCATTAGGCGTTAATGTCCCTGTCGAGAACCCGGACACACCCAGATATGTGTGGGATCCGTACCAACGACCGGACATCCATGGCATTACCGTCGTTGCTGGCCGTGGATCAACAACAACGGTTCCGGGCCTATTGACCGTGCCCAATACCACCGGCTTTCCGTTGACCGGAAGGCAAAGAATTTCATCACCTGTCTTGGGCGCAATTCCTGACACACGTGCCCGGCGCTCCGTCTCGGCCGTCGCTGCCTCCAGTCGCCGGATCGTGACTCCGTTCCCGTCCACGCTGGTGACGATCGCCCGGAACGGCGCCGCCCGGGCCAATGCATTCCCGACCATTGATTCGAGTCGCTTCATCGCACTGTCAAGGTAGCTCATACCGTTACCTCCAAAAGGCCCATAACCGCGCGGAAATTGGTATAATTGAGACACGCAGAAAGCCCCGGCGCTGGTGGAACAGCCCGAGGCACGGCACTCCAATCAGCCTATGTAGGAGGCGATCAGAATGCACCCGGATTTTACACCAAGTGACATAAAGCGATTCTGGGAGAAGGTGGAAACGAGTAGCGACTTTTCCACCTGCTGGGAATGGCAAGCCTGTACGATTCCGTCTGGATATGGACAATTTTGGGTTCATCGCAAAGCGATCTCTTCCCACCGAGTCGCATGGATGCTCGTCAAGGGCTCTATTCCGGACGGAATGGTTGTCTGTCACGCCTGTGACAACCCGAGATGCTGCAATCCCTCTCATTTGTTCCTGGGGACGAATCGCGATAATACACAAGATATGATCCGCAAAGGACGAATGGTTATCGCTCATCATGGCAGTGAGTCGCCTCAGGCAAAGTTGAACGATATGGCGGTAAAACGTCTGCGCAAGCTGGCCAAAAACGCGCCCTACGGATTCTATGCGAGAGAGGCGCGGCGATATGGTGTCGATCCCGCGACTATTCGAGATGCGGTTTTTGGTCGCACATGGCGTCACGTGAAATAGCATTTAAACAATCGTTCCCTTGATGCGGTCAGTCACGCGGTTCAGTTCCACGACTGCGCCGCCGGATGCCGGCGAAAAGCCCATCGTCGCCGTCCGAACCCACCAGCGACCGTCGAGGATCGACAACCGACCGACGCCCTGCATATCGACGGTCTGATGCGGAAACAGGATGCCCGGATCGGGCAGCAGTGTCGTGCGTGCGGTCTGGTAAAACGTGCGGCCCTCGGAGAGCAGGCGGTCCGCCAGCGCGTTGACGGCTGCCTGATCCGCCAGCTCGGATCGCGTCTCGACTCGTGTGATGATGCCGAGATTGTGTGTGGATGTTGGGCTCGCCGGATCGTCGTTGACGCGGACTGCGCTCAGCGGCGGTTCGTTCAGGTTGTCTTTCACGACGATCACGACGTTGGCGACGGTCGTGTCGGTCGGTTGTGGGATGACCGGCGCCATCAGGTCGTCGGGCGTGATCATCCGGTACGGTTCGACGTATTCGATGTTGCGGCTGGGCATGCTGACCAGCGTGCCGTCCGGAGCCATCGCCATGTGGTAGTAGCCGATCGCCTCCAGTAGGATGTTGCACGCCTCGAGGTACGTGGTGCCCACGGGAAACGATCGCGGGGATGCCAGCACCTGATCGGTCGGGATAATGCTGTACCGCGTCAGGTCGGTCAGACCGATGATCGCGATGACCGCCGTGACGTAGTTCGTCCCCGCCGTGATGTTGTAGGTATCGCGGAAGGCGTTCCGGGCCAGCACGGCCGTCAGGTCGTTGCCGACATAAACACCCTCGGCGATCTCGACGGTACGCACGCCAGTCGGCACGCCGGCGGTGTAAAGCCCGAGCTGATCGCGCTCCGATGGCCGTCCGTCGGTATATTCGCGATTGAGGAACACGGCGAGATAGTCCGTGTACGGATCGATCGCCGCCGCGTCCCGGACCTCGAACGTGGCTTGCGTGGAGATCGCCCGGTCATGGTTGAGCGATGCCTGTCCGCCCGTAAACACGTCGGTGATGTTCTCGACGAGCTGGTTGTCGATCGTCGCCCGCCAGAGCTCGTAATCGACGATGATGTCCCCACCGTTCACGACTCGACCTCCTCGCTGTACCGCTCCTCGCGCAGGCCGATCGTTCCCACGTACCAGTCGGGCACCTGGTCGGTGATCCGGCATTCGGGCATCGTCACAAACATCTTCCGCCCGTGGTTGTCCCGGTAACAGAGCGTGTCGCCGGATCGGTCGACGATCTCCAACTCGCGTCGACGGTCGTGCGACGATGCCGATGCATCATCGAACAACTGCACGTCGAAGCCCGGCTCGCGGACGTATTGCCGGGACCGCAGCGTCGTCGGGTTGGCGCCGGAGAGCGGGTAATAGGCGGTCTGATCGATCGTCCGGTCGTGTTCCCGCTCGCTGGTGTACCGCAGCGTGGTGCGCACGCCCTCGGGATCTCGCGTGCTGCACAGTACGACGCCGCCCAGATCGATCCGCGCCGTCACCACCACCGGCACGCTGACGAGCGTGTCCAGCCCGACGAGAATGGATTGCGTGACGATGTAACTCACGTCGTCGCCCGATGGCGGGAAATAATCGATGAACACCGTATCGGTCGGCGACGTGCCCGCAAATACAGTGATGTCCGGGTTGTCCTGCCGCACGATGGTGTAGTCCACCCAGTCGCCGGACGGGTACGTCGTTTGGTCCCAGTCGATCCGGATTGCGGACTCCCAGATGTCCGTGCCGATCTTGATCGCCGTCGCCTGCACGTTGGCGAGCGCGTCCGGCGCCGGATACGCCACATCGAACGCGACCGGTGCGGACAGTCCGACCAGCGATGTCGTGGTCGTGACCTCAACATCGAGCGTGTACGACTGACCGGTCCGGATACCGGGGCTCGGTAGGGTGATGGGATTTGTGGTGACGTCGGTGGTCCGGCTCACGATCTCGCCATCGTCGTCGTAGATCGTGACGACCGCGCGGAATGGCGTGCCGTTCGCCACCGTCCATGCCACGGTGACGCTGCTGCTGGTGAGCGTTTCGCCATCCGTCGGGCTCGTGATCGTTACCACCGGACCGGCCGCGTACTCGAATGTGCCCTCGGCGGATGTCGTCGCGGTGCCAGCGCTCGTCTTTTCGCCGCTGTACAGGGTGCCGTCGTAGCTGTACGCATCCCAGCGGTATTTGGCGAATGATGCCAGGTCGGTGCTGGTCGTCTGGTATTCCCAGCGATCGGATGATGACTTGTACGTCATCTCCCGCGTTTGCAGCACCGTGCCGCTGTTGTTTTTGATCCGGGCGTAGACCTTCAGCCCCGTTGCCACGGTGTCATCAACGTCGGTCGCCTTGCAGATCAGCAGCGGCATGCTGGTAAGCGGCGTTGGCGGCGCGTTCGGCGACAGGTTGCTCGGGACCGATGGCGCGGCATTGGTGCGGAAGGATCGTTTTGCCGACCAGTCAGACCATTGCGACCCGTCATAGCCGCGCATGCTGTATTGATAGTCCGTGCCCCAGCTCAGCGCGGACAGGCCAGCGTTCGCCCACGGGACGGTGAACAACGTGCCAGGTGCCGCAGACGAGGCTACGTCGGCGATATCGTAGTCGGCGCCGGTCTGGAGCAGGATCGACCCGGTTCCGTTGTAGAGCCTGATTTGTACGCGCTTCATCGACGTGCTGGTTTGGTGCGTCCATCGTCCCTGAAACGCGGGTTGGTTCTCTTCGATCTTGCTGGTCGGTGCCCCGTTGAGGGTGATCAGACCCAGCGCAGACGGCGTGAAATCCACCCAGTTCGACCACTCCGACCAGGTGCCGAAATAGTCGCTGACCTGCGTCCGCCACTGATACGTCGTGCCCCGCGCCAGCGCCGATCCGCCGTAGGCGCGACTGAACGCCTTCGCGGTCTTCTCCGCATTCGTCGCGTTGAGCGTGACGTTCCAAAACGACACGCTGTCCGACTTGCGCCGGACCTGAACCCGGAACTGGTTGAGCTGGTCGCCGCGATCGCTGTTGGCGTCCACGAAGGGCGCACTGAACGCCGGCGCCGTGTCCTGAATCGTGCCGGATGGCGACAGCCCCGCCGGCTTGCTCGGCGCGACATTGTCCTCGCAGACCGCCCAGATGGAGACATGTCCCTCGTAATGCTGGTTGTAGCTGCCGAACGGATTCGGCGGCGGTTGCGACAGGCCGGAGCGGTCGTAGAAGTTCCGGTTGTCGCCGGAGATCGATGCGGCGGCAGCCATGCCATGCCCGAGCGAGCCGGACGTACCAAGAACGGCCAGATGGTACCGGGTGTTTGCCGTCAGCGGGATGGCGGTATTCGCCGGACCCGTGGAAACCGCAATCGCCGCGACCTGGTTGCCGCCACCGTCCCACGTGTTCATCACCGTGGAGACGGTCATCTGGTCGCTGTACCCAAGCCGGGTTGTGGGGTTCATCGATCCATCGACCGCGTACAGCGCGAGCCGGGTCGTGACGTTGCCGGGCGATCCGTCCGGTCCCGCCGTGTGCTTCCCGGCGAGGATCCCGAGCTGATACGCCCACATGTTCTTCGACGTGCGGTCAAATGTGACGCCGCGCATCTGGCCCGGCGCGATGTAGCCGTAGTCGTAATGCGATTGGGATGAATGGCGGCCGTAGTTCGTTGCCATCACAGCCCTCCTGATGCGAGAATCAACACATCGACACGTAGATCCATAAGAGGTGACATCATGCGTATTGCCGTGCTGATTTTGGGCTTGCTACTCGGGTTATTGATGTTCTTCCAGGCGTTGATCGGGTACGTCGTCGGATCGGCAACCAGTTCCGACGATCTCGCCGGAGCTGGAGCGTTGGGGCTACTCGTTGCGCTCATGTGGCTTTTGGCATGTGCGCTCGTGATCGCATTCCCGCTGGTGTCAGCGATCATCCTCGGACTCGCTATGCCGATTGCATGGGGATCTGCCGCGCTTGGATACACCGATATGTGGATATGGTCCGGTGCATCGTTCGTTCTGGCTGTGATGGCGTTCTTCGGCTGGCGTGGCAAGGTCAAGGATCGCCGTGAAGCCGAGGCGGAGCGCATGCGACAAGCAAAGCGAGACGCCATGCTGGAGCATGTGATGCGGCAGCAAATGTCATCGAATCCGGTACAGGCGCGACCCGAGTAGATCATCACAGGCCTCCCCGCATTGCCAGTTCGGCGCCGAACTGGCGTGCGAACCCTGCGCCATCGCGTGAGTCCTTCAATACACGCTCGAGATCTTCCGGGGTCAGCGCATAGTAGTTATTGATGATCGGCTGTGTCTGCGCCCTGAGTCTGTCAACGCCATGGCCATATGTGCTCCCCTCCGAGAGAGATGCCATATCCGCCGCCTCGGCAATGTCGAACGGAACCCGCGATACGTCCCTGGCGGCGACTTCGACCGGTCGAACCATCTTCCGAGCATTGCGATCGAACGCCTGTACCCATCCAGCGATTGACATCTCGCCGATCCAGGCAAAAACTTTCGACGGCGAGTTGATTCCTAGCAGATTCTTGGCACCCTCGATCGCATCACTCACGACGCCCTTCGCCGCGTCAATCGCAGATCCTGCCATCGACTGGATACCGCCGATGAGCCCGTTGATGATCTGTACCCCGGCATCCCACAGCGCACCGCTCAGATCCCCAACACCGCTTGCGATCAACCCGCCCAGACCATTGAGCCAGACGGACAGGCTTGACCACATCAGCAGCATGCCGTTCCAGAATCCGGTGAATAGATCGATGCCCTTCTGGTAAAGCGTATTGGTCACAGACCCGATCGCATTCACGGCCTGCTGAGGTCGTGCAGCCAACCACGTATTGATGGACGTCCAGATTGTCTTCGCCCCGCTCCAGAGTCCATTGAGCAGGTCTTTCCCTTTTTGCGTCAGCGTTGAGGTAATGTCACCGATTGCCGTTACCACTTGTGCGGGGCGGCCCGTTACCCACGTTCGGATCTCCTCCCATTTGGATTTCGCACCTGTCCAGAGGCCATCGAGTACGTCTTTTCCTTTTTGCAGGAGCGTTGTCGTCAGGTCGCCGATAGCCGTCGATATTTGATCAGGACGTCCAGTGACCCATGTACGGATCTCTTCCCATTTGCTCTTTGCGCCAGTCCACAGGCCATCGAAAAGATCAGATCCTTGCTGTTTCAGGATGTCGGAGAGCGACCCAATGAGTGTTACGGCCTGATCTTTTCTGGTGCCGAACCATTCACCAAGTTCGCCCCATTTGCGCTCCGCTCCATCGGCCATGTTCTGCAGCCATCCATAGCCAATGTCACTCAGGGTCTCCCCAATCTGGATCGTGTCTGTCACCGCTTGCTTCAGATCCTGAAAAAACCAGATGAGTCCCTGCACGCCAGCCACCGCCATCGCCGCATAGCGAGCGATGCCTTCCAGCATGGGCATGCCGCGATCCTCAGCCGCCTGTCGGATGCGTAGGAGGCCGGCAAGCACGCCGCCGATCTGCTTCTGTGCCTCTTCTGTATCGGCCGTCACCTTGATCGTGGCATCGCCGATTTCGCCAGTCGTCTTGTCGATCGTTGTCCAATACTCACCGTCATCACCTTTGATCAGGATGTGGGCGATGTTCGGGTCATTCGGATCGGTGTACGAGTCAATGACCTCACCGATTTGCGAAATGCTGCCGTCGTCGTTGACATGCATCACGGCGTACTTGATCGACCCATCCGGCTGTTCCTGCCATTCGATGTAGCTGTCATCTCCGGAGACCGAGATCTCAATTTCTTTCTTCGTCTGGATTTTGTCGAATGCTGCCGTAAAGGTACTGATGACGCTAATCGCATCTTTGATCTTTCCGATGACAGAATCGACAACGTTACGGAACCCCTCGAAGTGCGTGTAGGCATAGATAACCCCGGCGGCAAGGGCTGCCAGTGCGACTACGACGAGGCCAATCGGTGACACAAGTGCAGCGAAGACGCCCAGCCCGGCAGAGAGAAGCGGCATCAGGATACCGAGAGCGATCAGGAGTGGACCGAGAGCAGCGACAACCCCCAGAACAATGACAATGAACTGCTGAATGGGTCGGTTGAGGTTCTGGAAGCCGCTGACGATCTTCTCAATCCAGTCGAGGAGCACGAGCGCATATGGCGTCAACTGCTGCCCAATGGTCGCCCCCAGGTTCTTGAGTTGCGCCCGGAGTTGCGGCACGCGACTCGCCCACCCCTTCGCCTCCCGGGCAGCTTGTCCCTGCTGTTGTGCTGTCTGTTTCAGGATCAAATTGTATCGGGCAAGAACTTTATCTGAATCCGTGATTTCGCTTCTACCTTCTGCCTGGGCAATGGTGAGCGCTTCCTGTGAGACCGCGGCTTCGTTGAGGAAAATACCCATCGACCTGAGGGACATGTACTCACCGGTGAGGCCGGCCATCAGCGCCTGAGATGCCCGATCGTTCGATACATCGTTGAACGCGGCCATGTCAGCAGACAGGCCAATCAGGCTCATGGAATAATCGGCCGCGAGATCGTTAGTGAACCCCATGACCTTGAACAAGGAGCCGTAGGTCGCCGTCATGGCTAGCGCGTCGGACTGTGCGAACCCGTAGGCTTTCGCGGACCCTTTCGACCACTCGATGACAGAATCAGTGGCGTCACCGAACACCGCTTCAGTTTTGCCCATTGCCTGTTCAAGATCAGATGCCATGTTCACGGTGGCAATTGCTCCACGGAGAAGTGGCTTCGTGTACTTCTCCGTGAACATTGATCCGGTCTCACGTAACGACCGCCCCCACTCGTTGAGCTGATCTTGCGTATTTTGGAGTCCGCGCTTGAATGCGTTATCTTCGAGGCTGAGCTCGACAGCGAGTTTTGCAATTGTGGCCATGTCGCATCCTCAGCCTCGAAAGGTCTCAAACATGAATCGACGCTCTGCGGTGATCGGTGCTATTGCCGCCCTAACCCTACGGCCATCTCTCGCCAGCGAGAGCGACCACATCGCCACCATGCGAGTATTTATCGAGACGGTGATCGAAAATGGGGAAACATCTCAAGTTGATAGATTCGTCACTGAGGATGTTGCGATTCCCGACTTCGACATCCGGGGTATTGACGCTTTCCGGTCCGCGTCGGACGCAGGATTCGCCAACCGAGAACGTCAATACAGTGATTACACATTCGATGTAATGTCGATTGCGGAGTCCGGAGATTGGGTCCATACACTGATTGCATTCACCGGGAACGATGCGACAGGAAACACCATCAGCGATCACGTCTTCTATGTAGCGAGGTTTACCGACGGCCTCATTTCTGAGCTGTATCTGTCCTAGCGTCACGATCCCCGCTTCCCTCCGCCAGCGAACGCAAGCAGTTTCTTCTTCAACTCCTCTGGATCTGCCGGCTTGTTCGGTTCCTGCTTCGACTCGTGCCGGAACGGCATGAAGTCGGCCGGCTTCGACCACTTCGGATGCTTCGTCTGGGCTTGAACCGAGTTCACGACCGCGCTTGTTGTCAGCGCTTGCCGGAAGTCTGCCCGTTCCTCGCCGAATGGCTCCAATTCGTAATACGCCATCCATTCGCTGAACTCCCGGCTGCTCATGCGGTCCAGGAGTTCAGCTACCGTCATGCCGAGTGCCAGGGCTAGGCGGAAGGCGAACCTTCGCTCTGGTCGGCTTCGGAGTTTTTTGACAGTTCCTCCACATCGGACTCGCCGATGCCAGACAGGCGACTACACACGTCGAACACACGATTCAGTGCGCTGGACGATTTCTCCCCCAGCGCCTTGATGTCGAACTCAGTGAAGATCGGCTTCCCGTCCTCACCCACGATGCACTTCGCCGCTAGTCGCGCCCGGATGTTGGCGAAATTGACGCTGGCCTGCTTGCCACGCCCCTGCACGGACTCCATCTCAAACGCATCCCGCTGCGCGGCGGTCAGCCCCTTGACCCGCACCGTGCCGCCCCACTCGGGAACGTGCACGTCTTCGGTCTGGATATCGGACGCGCCCAGGATCGCGTCTCGGGTCAGCAACGCCATGATTCAGGTCTCCTGATCAGTACAACGAACGACGGACAGACGGTTTACGAACTGGTGATCGGTCCCGTGACCATGATGGTGCAGGACGCGCGGAGGATACCTTCGACCGGTGCCGCGTACTCGAAGTTGGTCACATACCCGGAGAACGTCAGCGTTTCCGCCGGATTGATCGGCAGCACCATTTGGTAGGTGCGCCGGGTCCGGCTCGTCATGTCGGCCCGCATCGACGTCTGCGTCGAATCCTTGTAGTAGTTGATATCGAACGTGACCTCGCCGCCCTCCAGGATGGTCGGGATCGGCTCACGCCATCCGCCGCTGTCGTGGTTGGTCGCGTCCTCCGTGTTGAGCGTGGTGCCGGGACCGCTGATATCCAGCACCTCGGCAATGGTCGTGAAGTTTTCGGACGGCGTCGCACCATCTCCGACCTTGAGGAATGTCCCGTGTGAACTAACCGCACTGGTTGCCATGATCGTGTCTCCCTATGGCAGGCGAATTACCGCGAACTTGACCGTCGCGGCAGACGCCTCCAGATAAAACGCGCCATCCGTCTGTTGCCATCCGTTCAGCCCGATCGGACCGAACACATGGACTGCGCCGGCGGCGATCGATTCCGCCGCGATGTGTTGCTCGCGCCCGTACGAATCGGGCACGCTGGTGGCGGTCCACGTCGCGGCCCCACCGCCCGTGTTGTGGATCAGCACCACGTCCCGGTTGGTGAGTGCGAACTGGTTCTTGTCAGACGTGTCCGCTGCCGTGAACATCACGGCGACACTTTCGCCCGCATAGGAGCCCGGCGCTGTGGTAATCGCAATATCCACTCGTGCCATTACTTCCCGCCTTTCGGCTTGCGCGTCGCGCCATTCTTCGCGGACGTCTCTTCATCCGGTTCGTCCGGCGCTGACTCATCGATCAGGCCGCCGTCGAGAATCTGGAGCGGCGGGTGAGCCTTCGCGAAGTGATCCTCGAACTTCGCCCTGTCGGTGCTGTCGAACGCGCACAGACGACACCGATACACCTTCGTTTTGCGCCACTCGCCCATGATCGGGATGGGCTCCCGTTCGTCGTGTGTCATACGATGACCTCCTCTTCGGTTGTGACCCGGAAGTCGCAAAACATCGCGTAGGTTTGTTTCCCGCCCCACGTTGACGGCCCGATGGTGTAGTCAATCGGAGCTGTGGCGTTGTTGGCGGTACGCGGGTTTCCGGTCGTGACCATCGTCGCGTCATATCGATCGCTAATGAATCCGGCATAAAGCCATAGCACCACGTCGTGCGCGATAATCGTCATTGACGCGGATTCCTGCACGAGGTCCTTTCGCGGAATATGCACCTCGACCCGGATATCGTGTTCCGTCATCAGTGGCGAGACACCACTACTCCGCCCGTGCGATGAGAGCCACGTCCGGCCGCCCAGCTCCGTAACCACGACGGCCGGGAACTCGTTGATGGACTCGGGGACCGATGGATATACCCTCGGCATGGACGGCAGTGACCACAGATCGTTCCGGACCTCTGTCAACAGATCGACAATGTGCTGGCTCATTGATAAGCGCTCTCGATCTCCGCCGCTAATACCGGGATCAGCGTCGGAATGAAGCCGGCGGTGTCATCCGCGGCGGGTTGCATGTACGGCTGCGGTTTCGTCCCGGCAACACTGATTTTGTGTCGAATGTCGCCCTCGTCGAGCCCGTGTCGTCGCGCCCATCCCGAAAGTGACCCGGGCGGCGGCCAGTGGGGTTTCGTGCCAAACTCGACATGCTCGGCGTATTCCGTATCCGGTCCAACCCGGCGTTTCCTGATCGATGGCGCCTCCGTCCCGATGCTGTTGCGCAAGCGACCCGTATCGACCGCGGCATGCTCGCGCGCCTTGCCTTGCAGATGGATTGCAGCACGATCGAGGAATCGTGACACCGGCGCATCAGCTCGCGAGCCGTGCAGCTTGTTTCCCAGCTCATCAAGACCGCGAATTTTGACCGTGATCTGTCCGCTACCCGTTGCCATCACATCACCACCATTCCGAACCGGCGATACGGCTGGATGAGCTGCTTGACGTCCGGGTCCATGCCCGGCAGTGTCTGCAACTCGCCGTGCTCCGCCGAACCGGTCACGCCAAACGGCGCGTCCTTCCGCGTGTAAAGCCGGGAGGCCAGCAGCAACGTCGCTTCCACGATCGGCGCGGGCGGTGTCAGGCTGTATCCCCACATACCCTCGACACGAACCCGGTTCCGTCCACGCGGAAACATCCGACGACCGAATGGCGCGACATAGATCACGGAATACGGCGCCGGCTCGACCAGTTCGTAATCGATCGCATCCCACGCCGTGCTGTATGAGCGGTCGCCAGCATCGTCGGTGGCGAGGCTCGTCACGCTCAGCAGGTCGTCCCCCAACTGGACCTCGCCGTCGTGTTCCGCGGTCAGGATGCGGACGCCAGACTCGGCAACGAACGTCCTGGCCGTCCAGCCATCGATCTGTCGAGAAGCGGCATCGAGAACCTGGCCGAGTATGTCATCCTTCTCGCCGTTCCCGATATCGAGGCGCATTCTTAGGTCATCCAAGCTGGCGTACGCAACCATCTCAGCGACTCCGCTTCTTCGGCGCGGCCTTCATCTGCCGGTCGTGTTCCGGCGCATCCACAACCCGAGACGATGACGCGACCGGCTCGATGCAGCCGGGAGCGTCGCGCAACAGCCATGCAGCCGTCACGGCGTCGAACTCGGCTGTATCGCCCTTCCGCCAGGCGCCGATGCCGCTGGCGTAATTGCAGGTGAACCGGTACGTCGTCATCGCCATGTCCTCTTCCCTCGCGGTAGCCTCGGTCTAGAGGCCGATGTTGTAGATCACATCGGCGCTCTTGATGCCCGACGCAGACCCGCTCGGCGTGAACCGGCCGAACCCGAGCCGGAGCGTGTAGACGATGCGCTGCTGATCCGTCGCGGGCAGAAATTCGGTCGCCATCTTGACGTGACGCCGCCAACCAGCCACGAAGCCGCGCCGGTTGATCGTCACAATCTGACCCTTGACGTTGTTTGCGCCGGTCTTGCTCGCCTTGCCGTCAGCCTCAGTCTTCGGCACCGCGATCGAGCTAATCACCGGATGGCCGAGAATCCGGGCCACTTCGCCGCTGAGCAGGTCGGTTCCACCGTTGTAGATCCGGGCATCCCGGATCTTGTCGATGGACGCAATCAGGTCAGCCGTCGCCGGATCGGCGATGTAGACCAGCGACGTGGCGTCGGTCGGGTGCCCCCAGTCATGGAGATAGGTGTAGTCGACCATGCGCCCCTTGACGGCCATCAGGTCGCCAAGACCGAGCGAAGATCCCACCAGCGTGCCCGCGCTGTTGCCGGTGTTGTCCACCAGCCCGACATGACGCAGGCCGTCGAACGCGAGGAAGTGCTTGTTGCTCGCCGGGGTGTCATCGTCGAGGTTGATGTTCCCGGTCGCGGTCGCGGTCGTGTCGCCATTGAGCACGAGACTGTCCGCGTAGTGCGCCAGCGAGATCGCCGCCTGTCGCCGCAGGAACGGCACGAACGGGATGATGCTGTCCTCTTCGATATCCGCGCTCCACATCTGGTGAATCGCGAACTTCTTGGCGTCGACCTGCACACGGTTGGAGCCAGTGTTCTGGGTCGGATACGCGCTGGAGTTGCTAGCCGTCGATTCCGAGACCATGATCATCTCGGGAATATCGACCTCGACCGGCAGGTATGCCGTCGGCGCGGTCATCTCGAACGTGTTGATCAGGCCGAACACGCGCGACTCCGGCCGGGCCGCGGTCCACAGGTCGCCGACGTATTGGGCGCCGATGAGCTGCTGTCCGTAGCCGCTCTCCTGCGTGTCCATCGCGTCGTTGGCACGAACCGCCGGCGAGAGCGAGTTGAACATGCGCGTCAGTTCGTCGGACGGACCACCGCCGCGTCCCGACTCCTTCTGCGCGGACTTGAGGTCGTGCAGCCACTCGATATCGGAGACGCCGAGACCAAACCGGCCGTACTTGCTGCCCTTCAGCTTGTCCTCGCCCTCACCGGTCTGGAATCTCATCTTGCGCACGAGCGGATCGTTGTCGTCGAGTGCGCCGAAATAGTCTTCCACAAACTTGCGGAGGTTCTCTTCGGACACCGCATTCGTCGCCGCATCCGCCTTGGTATCGATCGCGGTCATGCGATCGGAAATATCCTTCAAGAGATCTTCGGTGCTTGGCATTATTGTGCTCCCGTTATCAATGCATGGAGACGCACGAGCGCGTCATCCGGCTGGTCAGTCGGCACCGGGACTGCGAACAGCTCCGGCACCAGCTCCGGCTCCCCCTCGAGGAAGAGCCCGCGGATCTCAGTGACGCTCAGTGCGTCCAGATGGTCCGGCACCTCCGGCGGCTCGCGGTCGAGTCGCTGGTAGGCCCGGACAAGTCGCCGGTACGCCCGCTGGTCGAATGCGTCGTCAGCGCCGGACACGAACAGCCGCACCATGCGGAGCGCCGTTCCCGTCCATATCGCCTCGGCATCGTCACCCTGCGGTGCGTCCGGCTCGTCGGTGAGTTCGATGAGTTTTTCGCCAATGCTGGCGAGACCACGGATCTGCCGTTCCATCAGGGCGTCGGGATCTCCCGGCACCGGCACGGCGGAGATGTCGAGGAGTTCGTTGCGGTCATCATGGGTATTCCAGCCGACCGATACCGTATTGAGGAATCCGTTGCGGTATTTGCGTTCAATCTGGCGGGCAAATTCATCGTCGGGATCGAACACGACCGATGCGATCAGGTTCTTGCCCTCGACGTTGACCTCGGCCCGCCCGACCGGGAGGTGCGTCCCCCAATAGTCGTGAGACCACAGCACCACCGGGTTCTTCCGGTAGTTGTCCAGGTCCCATGCATCCATGCGGAGATCCATGCCGTCCCGCTTCACACCTTCGGTGGATGCAACGAATCGGATGGGTCCGGTTCCGTTATCGGTGTCGGCGCGCTCATGCAGCGCCCGGAGAAACTGCCTGCTCATTGCTTTTCGCCCTCCACATCAAGCACCGGCACGACCGTGCACCGGCAATTTGCAACTTCGCGCACGCTATCGAGATCACCCGGTCCCGGACCGGAGGCAGCGCCAACGGTAAACATGTCGTCCAGTCCCACTTCCTGCCCGTGCGCCTCGATATGCGTCGGTCGGGTCCGGTCATCCAGCGCCGCAACCCAGCGCTTGCCGCGCACGACGCCGCTCTGTCGCCAGCCCGCCAGCGTGCCGGTCGTGGATGCGCGCGTCGTTTCCGTTCGCGCAATCGTCTCTTTCGACGACCGGATGCGATACCGCATGACGTTTTCGACCCGTTTGGCAAGCTGATCAATATCTTCCTGATTGAGCAGGCCGTCCCGGAGCGAGTCCCGCAGGTTCTCCCACGTCGTCTCTGGCACTTCCTCGGCGAACCGCTGGGCCTGTCGCTCGATGGCCCGCAGGACGTCCGGGTCCTGCACATCGAATGCGAACGCCACGCCGAGCTCGTCCTGTGCCAGTTCTGCCGACTCGGCGACAACGCCCTCAAACACCGGACGCATCGTGACGCGGAACGCCTTGACCCAGCGCGACCGATCGAAGGGATCGAGTGCGACCTGCTCGGCGCTACGTGATCGCTGGCGGAGACGGGCAAGCACGCTCTGCTGCAGATCCATGTGGAGGCGAGCGCATTCATTGCCGATGCGCTGCTCCCACGGCTCGGCGGCAGCGTTGCGTTTGTCCATCAACGCCCGGTGCTCCGCCGAGCCGAACGCCAGCGACCGGGTGTAGCGACGCTCGCCGGGATCAGCGTCGTCCGGCTGGTCGTCATCCTCGGCGTCCTGATCACTGCCGGACGACAGCGCCGGCGGCTGCATCAGGATCGGTCGCTCTTCGTCAACGACGGGCATCATGGTCGATTGCGCCCACCACACATCGCCCCACGGAACCGGGTTCAGTCCGTTCTCGGCGCGGTATTCGTTGACCGTCCGGGCTCCGGATGTGATCTGGCCTTGCCAGCGTTCCCATTTGGCGGACTCGGCCTCGTGCAGGACGGAAATGCCGGACGTATCGAACTCGGCCACCATGTCTCCACCGAAGAGCGGTAGCAGTTGTTCGGTGATCTCGGCGGCGATAAACCGGGCTTCGGGGATGATGCAGCCCGACCAAAACACCTTTTCGCTGTCTTCGACGTTCTGGTACGTGCGCCGCCCACCGATCTTGTCAATCGGCACGTTGTAGGCGCGGGCAATATCCTCCAGCGTCAGGTTCATCATCGACACAAACTCGGCGTCTTTTGGAGAGAGGCTGAGCTGCTTGATATCGACGCCGAAACGCAGAACGCCGATCTTGTGAGCGTTATCGACGCCACGGAATCGGCGATTGAGGTCGCTCGCCACCGCCGATGCCTGTTCTTGCGTCAGGTTCGTCCCCTCGCGCGGGGAGATCATGCCGGCACCGGTCAGGCCGTTGCGAAAGATGTTGTGGTTGCTTCGCATCGCTGCGTTGGATGTGTCGGCGGCGAGTCGGGCGGCGGCCAGGGGCGACAGCCCTTCCCACTGATTCGCGACGTTGGCAAACCGCAGCCACAGCGTCTCGTCCCGCTCGAACCGAATCGGATGCCCGTTGCCGGTGTCGTACGTGAAGTGGCTGATGTACTCGGTCGGGTGTGGATGCACCTTGACCTGATCAGCTCGCGCCCACCACAGCTCCGTCGGCCGGTTCCCCTGTTTGGAGTAGAACGAAAACGACTCGCCCCACACACAGAGGCTCTGCTCGGTCATGTTCAGCCAGCGCTCGAACGTCCAGAACGGGTTGATATTGTCCAGTAGGTCTCGCGCCGGTCCCGACGTGATCTCCCGCCGTTTGCCATCCTTGCCAACCTTTTTGCTGTAGAGTTTGAGTGGCAGGCTCGTCAGGTTATTGGCGCGGACGTTGATGCAGGCGTATACGCCGTTGCTGGTCGCCGGGTACGTGGCGTACGCCGCCGGCTGGTACTCGTTGCTGATCGCCCACGAAAACGGTGGCGCAACCACATCAGCAGGACCGGTCACGAACGACCGGGCGGCGCGGGGATCGTCCAGGAAGATGGTGCGAAGCGCGTCCATGATCTTCACCACACCAGCTTTCCTTCCAGCGGAGGCGTTTGACTCACACAGACGTATCGAAGAGCATCAAGGGCGTGGTCGAACTCTTTCTCTGGCTTGTCAGTTTCTATCCGGGAATTAGCTGGGTATGCATACATCCCCAACTCGCCGATAAGCTCCGTGCATCTGGGGTCAATGGTGAGACCCGTCTGAAACGCCCCGTGTACACGCTGAATACCCACGAGGACATCATTGATTGCCGGCTTTGCGGGATACCCTCTTGCAGTCAGGTCGTCGATGTATCCCTTGGCGGACGGATCGATATACACCGCTTCAGCCCCGGTAGCGTTGCACCGCCCGACGATGGCATCCACGATCTCCGTCGCGGTCATGTTTCGCCGATAAACTTCATGCGAAACATGTATCCTCTCGTCTCCTGCGATATGAACCGTGAGGATCGCGGTAGGATTGCGTGATCCAACATCAACACCAAGAACAACCCGCCACGACGAAAGATCGTCATCGTGAACGGAGAGCTCGTGCTTCTCCGGATCAAACTCGGGATAGACGAGCCCCTCAGCGGCAGCCCACACGCCCTCAAAAAGACGCTTCCGCTGGATACCTGTCAGGCTGGCAAGCGTCCCTTGGACATACTGTCTGCCAACATCAGTCCAGTCACCGTTTCGCCAGTAGGCTGGATTGTCCTTGTGTGTGGTAATAATCCGTCGAGTCTGCCCACGATTACACCGTTCGTTGAGCCAGTGCCGAGGTCCGGACGGATTGCAATCAGCAATGATTTGCTGATAGGGCATCCTCCCATTTCGCAGACGACTTTTGAGTGTCTCCCAGTCCGCCTCAGAAAGTTCCGTTGCCTCGTTACAAAAGATGACATCGAATTCGGCTGAAAGGACCTTATCCGCCTTGTCCATGCCGGAAACGAGGATGACCGACCCATTCGGATAGCGAAACTCGGCCGGGAAGAATTTGTTTCCACCGAATGTGTGAATGAGTGCCGTCTGAGGTTTGATGTGCCTGATGAATGTCGCCAAAGCGCCGGACTTCAATGATTCGAGTGTCTTGCGAACCATGAGAATTCTGACGCCTGGATATGTCCATGCCAGGTTGTTGATCTTTGCACATACGGCGAATGTTTTGCCGGTCCCGGCCGGTCCCACAACGAGAACTTCCGGATCTGTCGCATCAATCGCTGAGAGATTGGCGTCACTGAAATACAGCGGCGTCTCCACCGGTCTGATGTTCGGCATCGCCGATGGCATAGTGGCAACCATCAGTCTTCCACCCGACGGATACTAAACACCGGGACCTCGACGTCGATGGTCTGTTCAACCTTGTCAACAAAGAGTGATTGGTTCTTCCCCAGCAACTCCAGCGCCTTCATCTTGGCACTGGCATCCATCCTGGCCGCAACCGGATTTCCCTCTTTGTCGTACCGGGTGACCTCGATGAATTCATCCAGACCGCGCATCGCCACATCGGTCAGTTCGCGAAGAATCTCCGGGGCTCTGAGGGTCTCGTTTTCCAAGATTTCGTCAATACGCGCGCGAACATGCGGAGTATTGCGGAGTTGATACCCGAGGTCGTTGGGGTTTTTGGTGACGTAGCCAGCCTCGATCACCGCACGAGACGCATTAAATCGAGCCTCACCAACATAGGCGTCCACGAACCGCTGCTGCTTCGGCGTCATCTTCTTCGATTGTTCGGGCGATCCGGACACGGGAAACCCCTGGGCATGGCGAACGAACGTCCTTCCCAGGGGTCGTGGTTCCAGTATAGCAGGCAGCGCTCCGCCGGTGAAGACGGAGCGCGAGGCTGTGGCCTACTCGCTGGCCGCGCCGTGGGGCTCGGCCCTGTCAGCCGCGACTGCCATGTTTCCGTCAATGCCGCCGATGATGCGATCAATCATCGCGCTGTCGATGTCGCCCTGACGGTAGTTCACGGCTGTGCTGACCTCCACATTGATCAACGCCGCGCGGAGCCATTCCACTTGTGCCTTGAGCCGGGCTATATCGTCTTTCTGTTCATCGACGAGTTGTGTGGCAACGATGCCATCACGGAATTGCTTGAATGCTTGTTGTCTTCTGACAACCTCGGCATCGGACACTCCCTTCATTGCCCGCTCTCCTGTGTGCCGTGGGGCTCGGGGTCGAGGTCACCGGGGCGTAGTTCGTACACATCGACAATCTCATCATCGGTATAGGTAGCAGCGCCCTCGCTTTCGGACCAACCGCGATCCAGCTCTCGTATGCAGGCCTGCAGCCGGTTGCACTTGCCGCGCAGGCGGTCGATCTCCGCCCGCCATGCTCTGTCGCGCTCATCACTCGCTACGTCAGAAATGTCCGATTGGGCGGCAAGCTCCCTCTTGAGCGCGTCGATCTCCGCCAGCATCTGCCGCTCGCGTTCGGCAGCGACGGTGATCTGCGTCGTACAGGGGGCGACGTCGGGGTCATCGTGTGTGTACATCAATTCCTCTTTCTCCGGGCTTGGGAAAGTTGAGCACCGCAAAGTCACCGTGAATCTTCCTCGCCATCTCGTCTCGTGCAATTGCCGCAATCTCCGGCAGATCAAACAGGCCTATCAGAACTCGTCGATTATTCTCGTAAATGTATGCACGGTACTTCCCACTCACAGTCCTTTCCACACCGCGATATCCTGTTTTACTAACTGGTATTCTGCTGTTCCTGTTGTTCTCTGATTGAGTGCAAACACGCAAGTTTGACCGCCTATTATCCAAGCCATCTTGATTAGCATGATCTACATGTCCGCTTGAATCAGGACCCACCAGCAGTCTGTGAAGGTACACAGTCTTTTGGCCTATCTGTGTTTGTGCGTATACAGTTCGGGAACGAGTGTCAGGGTTCCACCTGTACTGGCGCACCAGCTCGTAGTCTTCTTCGTCAATGAGGGCATAGAGGTTGGGGTACTTGCGGGAGTGGAGGGGAATCTTTATAGTTCCCATGCCGGTCATCCTCCTAGTGATGATGGGCCACGGAGAGGGGTGTTAGCGCACCGCCTCTCCATTTGTTTAGGTTGACCTTATTATATCAGATTTCCCCGTGGTTATGGGGTTTTTCACCCTTCTTCGCTACGGCCACCGCCGCCCGGATCGCGGCGTCGATTGTCGGGCCAGTGCCGAACTCGCCAAACGACGACCCGTCCCCAACCCGAAACGTCACACGCCTCTGATGTCCATTCATCGCAGGAAGAAACTCCAATGTAGCCCTCATCACGCCGCGCTGAATCAGCACGTCCTCAAGCGACGGCTCGAAATCAGCCATATCAAGCGCATCGAGTGCTGCCAATGCGAACGCGTCTAGGGGGATGCGGGGATAGAGGCGCTCGACATCTTTCATCGCCTCCATGTGGCTTTCGAGCGCGTCGAAATGCCGATTACAGCACGGGCATATCCCCGCTGCCGCTCGCTTTTTGAGCTTGGTAACAACACCCTTCGTGGCACTAAGGCTCCGCAGGGCCGCTTCGGCCCTGCGCTCCTGACCATCACGTTGTCCGCGGACGAATTCCAGGTTCGCCTCGAGATCTCTGATTCGCTTTTTGTCACCGCCCGTGTACGAAAGGAGATGACCGTTCGGGCAGTAAAAGGTCAATCCGTCATCCCGGCGCCGACTGACATATGTTGTTGGCAGAGCGAACACGACACCGCACTGCGCACAGTCGGTCACGGTCATGGATTCGGTAACATCGAGAAGTTCACGTTCCTTGATTCTCATTGCACAATCTCCGTTCGTGCCGGGCACGTATCCCGGTGGTCCGTATATCCGGAACCACACTGGTGATCGACCGTCGCATCATCCCCGCGTCCCGCCATCAGCACCCATACCAGACCTGCGCTGGAGGGCGATCGATACACGTCAAGCGGGACGATTGCCCCGGAGACCCCGTAGACGTTGCGAAAATGCAGCGGCATTCCACATTCGTCGCAGGTAGGGTCGGTAACGTGATCGATGTAGGTCATATGACACCGCCCAGCATCACGCGCAGGATCTCGTAGGCGACCTCGGGGACGATGGCGTTACCAGCCGCCATCAATTTTCGGCGTCGGTCCGGTTCGTCGGCAACAACGCGCGGCAGGTCGCATTCCCACGTCCCATCCGCCCAGGACGCACGAATCATGTCGGGATGAGCGAATCGTCCGGCAGGTCGTCGCACCACGTCGGCGGGAATCCCATCAGGGCCAGCGTCCAGCGTCCGTGGAGCTTCAGTGATCCGTCTGTCGTTCCGTGATCCCGAAGGGCCTCCACCTGCAAGTGCTTGCCGTGCGTCCCGTTCTCGTGACTTGCCGGGCGCTTGTACGTCCGCATTTCGCTCTCGGACGCCCGTGGCGTCGGCCAAGCTTTGACCGCGCTGTGCAGGCTGTCCGGCCTGCCCCGATGCGCCCCCGCGTCGAACCCTTCGTGCCTCGGCGTCGGCCACGGATTCTGGACCACCCACGTATTCAACGGCGGCGTGTTCCGCTCGTGCTGGCTGGGTCCCGCATTGTTCTTCCCGTCCTGCACGGTCGGCGTCGGAATCGACGCCGACCGTGGATGTGCTCGTGCCGCGCTCTCCAAAGACGGGCGGACCTCCTGCTTCCCGTGCGGGGATCGGTTGTCCCTCATCGCCACTGTTGCGGTGGGCCACAATCCAGACCCTGTCCCGGCGGTGTAGCGCGTTGACGGCACCAGCCGGAATAACAACCGCCCCGCAGGTGTAGCCGTCGGCTTCCATGTCAGCCAAAACAGTGTCGAGGCCCAGCGAGATGTGCCCAGCAACGTTTTCAGCCAACACGAAACGCGGTCGTGCTGTGTCAATAACACGGCGCATGTGCGGCCAGAGGTGGCGGTCATCCGCCGCGCCTCGTCGCTGCCCGGCAACACTGAATGGCTGGCAAGGGTAGCCTCCGGTGATGAGGTCGATGCGTCCGAATCTGTCCAGAGACTCACCTGTGAGGGTGTGGATATCGTCATGTTGAGGTACCTCCGGCCAGTGCTTCGCCAGGACGCGCCGGCACCAGGGATCGACCTCGCAGAAACCGACCGTCTCCACGATCCCCGTCCACGATGCGGCGAGCGCGAATCCGCCAATGCCTGAGAAGAGATCAAGGTGCCTAATTGTCATGGCTTCACTTCTCCCTTCCGCGTGAACACATGCACAGGAACCCCGGCCTTCCGGGCAATACCGACCATATGTTTCGTCCCCTTGGACCCGGCAAGGTCGTTGTGGAACGCCAGGACGGCAATGCGAGCGCCTGTTTGCGACAGGTCCAACAGCACATCCAGCATCTCCTGATTGCGGATAGGTCCGGCAGCACGTCCATGTGCATTCCAGTCGGCGGGAAACCCCTGAATCGACACGTATGGACGTGTGCGACGGAAGTAATCGGCAACCAGCGTGTCAATCCCGCGCGCGGCTCCGTGGAGCACCGATGCTGCCGATTCGACGTACTGATTGACGGCATGTTCGACAACGTCTCGCCAGTCCGGCCACAACGCATACCGATCACCGGTCACAATGACGGCGTCATATTGGGTTGATTCAGTTGTGGGGTTGGTCATGGCTGCACCTCGCTTTCCCCGAGGATGCGAAAAACAAGACGCGCCGCCGCAAGCTGCTTGCGCCTCGTTTCGAGTAGCGTCACAAGATCGCGCGTTGGAAGACCCAGCTTGCGCCGCTCGCGGATAAGCCACTCGCCATGTTCAATGCGCTCCGTGAGGTCAGCAATGAGCGCCCTCCCCTTACGGATATTGGCATCGTAGGTAGATTCAGTTGATTCAGTTGTGGAGTTGGGAATATGATTCGTCATGCCGATCATCCTCCTAGCGATGATTGGTCACGGCGAGGGGTGTTGGTAGCACCGCCTCGCCACTTTCGTTCAATTGCCCCTTTATTTTACCATGAATTCGCTGAATTGCGCCCTCCAGAAATGCCCGTGTTTCGCCGGGATGCCAGTCCTCGTGACGGCTCCCAAAAACATCCTTCGTCAATTTGGCGTCAATCTCCCCGTGATGATTGAGGTAAATCGTGTACCCGGTCCGCAGGTCGAGGCTCACCCCGGCCCGGAAGTCCGCACGGTGGTACTCGCAGGCCTGGTACGGGCCGGTGACGCCTTTGGTGCGGCCGCAACCGATGACGGCGCAGTGCATGGTGGTCATGACACCAGCTCCTTCACGTCTCGTGCATTGATTTCCACGACGTCGATCCCCAGCACTGCCTTCACCAGCTTCTTTTTGAGTTTGTAGACATCGGTTCGGAACCCTTTGACCTCCTCAATGACGGTTTCACCAGTCCCCGCATCGACGTATCGAAAATCCGCAATGTAGGTTGTGATGTGGATGCCATTGATCCTCACTTTGAACCGAGGTTGCAGCTCTAGCCCCTTGATGAGCCCGTTGTCCCGCATGAGTTTCAACTGTTCGTAGCGTCGCCCCTCGGCAAGAGATGGGAACTTGTGGCCGTCGATGGTGACGGACTTCGCGCCATACTTGTGCCCCCTGCGCGCCGCATTTGCCTCAGGACGCGCCGCAGGTGTCGCAATGGCTCCTGATGCCTTTTCGCCCGCTCCATCGCTCCCAGATGCCGCTGTGGCCTCCTGCGCTGTACGTACGACGTGCTGATAGGCTGCATCCGGCGTCCAGTTCTCGTGGACGAGCTTGCGGATCGCCGCGGCCTGCTTTGCGGTGACGGTGAGGTGCGTCATGCGTCACCGTCCTTCCCGTCATTCAACAGGGCGTCCCACGCGGCGGTAATGACATCGTGTCGATCGCTCGTCAGGCGGACCCGCGCTTTGGGCGTCATGGTGCGAAACGCGTATGCGGGTCCCGTCATGCCGTGTTTCGCGAGATTGTCATCATGGATGGACTCGGTGACGTGCCGCAGGACTGGCGCCCGTGTCATCGCCTTGCGCAGCTCGTCGGTGACGCGGTAGGCGGCTAACCGTGCTCCCGCAGTCGGGTTCGGTGCATCGGCCATGCATTGCAGGATCGTAGTCGTCAGGTGCTCGATCATGCTGCACGCTCGCTTTCCAGCGCCGGCAGCGTCCCCATTGCGTGCCATCGCGCTGCCTCTACGGCTCTCTTTCGCGCCCGGACGATCGGCATGGCGTGGCACGATGCCGGGGAGCAGCGCGTCGGCGACGGGACGTCCGGGGATTCGGCGCGGGACGCCGCCTCGCGACTACGCCGGTCGTGCATGTTGCGCTCCCGGTTGGCGTACAGGCGGGTGCGCAAGGGATGCACGGCCTGCTGGACGGCACGGGCGCGACGTTTGCGGCGTCGTGTATCGCGCTTCCGGCAGTCGGCGGTGCAATAGGTCTGGTACGCGCCGTGTTCGCGGGGGACGGTGCGGCCGCAATAGGCGCAGGTGATGGTGAATGCAGGTTTCATCGGGCGGGCTCCTTGTGGCTGTGTGCGATCAGGACCAACAGTGCATATCCAGCGATATCCCGCCACGCGTCTTCTGCGCTCTCATTGACGGCAGTCATGTCAATACCTTCTCGATGCATGTGGGCAAGCCGCTGCAGCTTGTCCGATGTGCGCACCAGTACACCGTGATCACCGAACTGCGTCAGATTGGATGGGCCGTAGCTCTCACGTTTTCGACCTAGGAGCTCCACGACGCCAAGTGCCACGCTCGTCGCCGCGTCGCTGAATTCGTCTGGGGTCAAGGCCTCGAAACGCTTCCACATATCGCTCATGCTGCTCTCCGTCCTCGGGCGAACATCCCGTGTTCGCGCATCAGGTTCTTGATCCATTCGTTGATTGCCTTCGTCGTGAGCTGGCGGTCGGCCTCGTCCCGGAATGCCAGCCATTGCCGGATGTCGCTGTTGTCTGTCGGGCGAAGGCGGACGATGCGATCGATCTCGTCCGACGGCGCCTGTGCGTAGATGTCGTCGTCACTGAGGCCGGCGGCACAATCGAAAAATCGATCGTCAACGCGACGCTTGAGCGTGTCCCGGATTTTGTTGGCGAGGCCGGGGATAGGCTCGTGGTTCATGATTTCAGGCCTTTCATCATCTCGTCTTTCAGGTCGTCGGGAATCGCGTCGTGGCGGGTCTCGTCGAAAATGGACGGCGGGCGGGGATTGAGCGTGATATCCAGAACCTTGAAGATGCGGAGATCCATGACGACACACAACGGCAGTCCGCTCAGCCACAGGCGATTGATGCGCCACCCAGGCGGCCAGCGGTAACGCGGCGCCATGACGCGCCATGCCTGGCCGATTAGTCGCTCTTGATGCGCGTCCGCACGCCACCAGTAGTCGGCATACGTGGACTTTCGTTCATCGATCGTGAGGAATTGCCACTGACGATCGGCCGCGGCTTCGGCCTCGATGACGACACGAACGCGATCGATGATGTCCTCTTCCATCGCCTCCGCGCGACTGATCGCCGCTGGTCGATGCGGATCGTCCGCGAGCACTGGGTCCTGCAGCTTGCACCGCAGCCACTGTTCGTCGCAGGCGAGCAGTGAGAGCTCGTCAATCCACTGCTCCATCAGCATTCCGGTGTCGGCGAGGTATGACGCCAATAGGGCTCGATCCGCATTCGCCGGCACGGCGTGCGGGTCCGTATTCACATCACCCCACGCCGGATCGATTGCATCTGCTGACACCGGTTGTGTGATGTTTTTGGTGACATTCTTGGCCGGCCTGCCCGATTGATAGGAGAACGCTGGCATCACGCGGCCTCCTGACGATCAGGCGAACGGCGATGCGAAATTAATTTCGGATTTTGCTCCACGACGCTGTACGTGATGAGCGATTGCGCGTCACACGCGGCCTCGTATTGTTGGAGCCATTCCAGCCAGCGGGCTTCGTTCTCATCACTCGGGGCAATGTCGAGAATGTCGTAACCGCGAGAGAGATCGCGTCCCAGGTCTGCAACAATTTCGTCGAGCTGCACGCCGATCCGGTGCAGCTGATCCCACGCCATGCGTCGGACGCTCTCACGCGGCGTCGTCTGCCATTGATGGATCAACGGCTCGATAGCGTTGAGGCTCACCACCTCGCCGGTCGTTGGGTGCGTCCAGGTTGTGATCATGCTGCTGCCTCTGCGGCGTCCCGGAACGCGCTGCAGCTGAACACCGCCCGCGTCCGTAGAGACTCCGTGAAGACGTTGCGCTTCATCGCCTCTTTCATATCGACGATTTGGCCTTGTTCGATCGTCAGGTCCGTTGATCGACCTTCGGCGCGACCCAGTACGCGACACGCCCCGAAGTCATTCAACTTCTCTGGACGTCTCCAGTGGCCACATCGAAAACAACACGGACCGTCGGGCACGTCCGGCATTGTCCACGACTTCGCCTTGCTCTTTCGTCGTTGTTGTTTTTGATGCTCAACTTCGTCTTTTGTCCGGAACGTCGCTTGAGCAGATTCGTCGATAGCATCCGGGAAGAGCGCGAGTTGGTTGTTTTTCATGACAATGGCTCCCCTGGCCTTATCAGAGACCTCTCTGAAAAAGCTTCTTCCTGCTTGACTAGTTGTTCGGTTACGCCACGACACTATGGCGGTGCGCGATTGTCAAAAATTACGTGCTGGACATGCTGGACGATGCTGGACATGGTTTCCAGCGAATAAAACCGCGTAGTATCAACGTTTTTGGAGGATTGCTGGACTGCTGGACATGTTGCGCAAAAATCGCGATATAGTGACTTGCTGTCCAGCACGTCCCGCGCATTTGTTTTTCGTTGAATCCATAGGGGTTTTCTGTGCTGGACATGATGTCCAGCATGTCCAGCACAGAGGGGGAGATGCAGAGGTTTACGATGCAATTGCATGATTTCCCTCCGCATCTATTTCCACCGTTCCGTTCCGGACCATTGCCTCCAGGACCTTAGCGAAGTCGGTTGCGCCCCATCGGCGGTTCTTGCACTTTCCTTGAAGTACACGCCTTTTCATTGGTCCATTGGACCTCAGGACTTGCTCGACCTTGACCTCGATAGCGTTGAATGCCGGGACGCCCCATTCCTTCATCATTTGGCGGGTGTGGGACCAGCTCCACTCTACAAAGGCGATCGCAGATTCGAGTTGACTTAGCTGGATGTGGCTTTGTTCCCCGTCACCAATGGCGTAGGTGAGCGCGATTTTTTGGATATGGACACCGAGGCGAGATCGCATCGATGCTTCATCGTCACTTTCGGGCATCGTCCGGCGGTCAGCCTTATACCAGGCGGTCCATCGCTCTAGTGCATCCGGGGCAAGTTCAAGCATTGTGTCGCGGTCGCTATCGCCATAGCGGTCGACGGTACGCAAGAGGCTTGCGTAATGGTCATGCGCCTGTACTTCATTGATGGCTGGTGGATAGGCTAGCGGGTCACCACCTTCTCCGGGGATGAAGAGCCATCGGGAGGCAAACCCATTGGAAATATCTTCGGGTAGCATATTTTTCGAGAGGATGTCCGGCTGAACGGCGGCAATCGTTGACAGGTACGGGAACTTCGCCTCCATTGGCGATCCTTTGGTGACGTTCTGGATTTTTGTTGGAGTGTTCCACGCGGTTGTAAGCAAAGGGAAGATGGCCGATGTAGAGGATCGATGAGCATTGGCGGCAAGACGCTCGTACTCAGTTACATACAGCCAGATATTGGGGTATTTCTGCATGTACTCCATGAGTCCCTGTGGCGACCCAACGTCCGTGAGGATTTGGAACGGAGCGCTGTTGAAAGATCGCCCACTCATGTGGTCGGGGAACTCAAGGGCGAATTCAATTGCCGTATCCTTACGGCTGTATCCGGCAATGCCAACGAGCATAAAGAAATGATTGGCATAAAGGCGCTTTATGTATCGGGCGCTCACTTTGCGCCCGGCACTTGCTCCAATGAGACCCAGCCCCGAAGCCAGATGGAACGATTCCGGCGCTTCCGAAAGCGGCAGCATCATGCTGACGTAGTCGCCGACCCATCCGTTGAAGCAAATATCAGGAACGGGCTGGACATTGAGTGACGATGTGAATTTATTTTCCTGACCGTCTTTCGATCGGGCCTTCGCCTCGAACGAGAAGACGCCGCCAGGCGCGGTCGCCCTGGTGATTCGATCGATGCGCTCCGTGATGTACGTGAGAGCATCGGCGGGGATCATCTCCCGGAGGCTCATGAATCCCCGGTTGTCCTGCCCGGCGTGCAGGCGTTTGTACGTGTCCTGCACGCACCGCACGCGATCGAATGGCTGGGCATCGCCTCCGCTCAGGCGCTCGATGACACCCAAGGTCTGTTCTTCGGGAATCCCGGCTTTCGCCAGCATGCCGGAGAGCGCGAGCGCCAACGCGTGCTTTTGTCCGAGCGTCCAGTGCGGCTCAATCGCGCTCACGATCTCGTCCGCGATCGACATGGGGAGCGCGCGCCGTTCGGGCATCGTCACAGGATCCGGTGCGGCCATCGCGCGTCGAAGCGCAAACTTGACCTGGTCCATCGTGACCTGCTGGCCCTTGTGGTACGCCAGCGTTTTTACCAGGCGGGGTCGGGCGGGGTTCTTGACGTTGTACGTGCCCGGCAGTCGTGTGATCCGTGTCCCGGCGTCGGACGCGACCGGGTCGACCAGTCGGATGCCCGCCTTGTCGTTGATCGCCTTGATGAACGCCTTGTGCGCGTCGCGAATCGTCGCAATATCGGCGTCGAGGGTAGGCTCCAGATAGAGGTAGGCACAGAGTCCGTATCCGGTGTAGTCCAGGCGGTGGATGGGTAAGCCGATCCCGGACATGCAGGACTCGAGATCCTCACGCATGGCCTTGATCCAGCGCTGGATGTCATCGTCCGGCAGGGTGTGAAGCACCTCCGCCGGCATGCCGCTGTAGTCCTGCAGATCGGCATCGAACTGAAGCCAGAGGACGGCGCGCAGGTTGTCTTGTTTGCGACCGGATTTCTCGGACACGGTTCCGGCCGCGAACGCGCCACCTGCGAAATACACATGGGCGTCAGCCGGCGCCGGCGCATTGCGGACCTCTGATAGCGGCATGTGCGCGATCGATCCGTCCCGCATGATGACGACGATCAGGTCCGTCCCCGGTAATTCTGTTGCGCCGATCCCGTCGGCGAGCTCTCCAAATGTTTGCACAACATCCACCAAGACGAACCCTTTCACACTTCATTCAGTGCGGTGGCAGGCCGTTCCTGCCACCGGGCTGAATGAACCGCTAGGCGGCGTTCGGCTTCTTGAAGGGGTTGTATGAGGTGTCTTCGGAGGCTGGCCGGTACGGCGCAATTGTCTCTTTCGCCACGGACGCGTATTTCGGCTGTCCCTTGTCGTTCAAGGCGTCAGACGGATTGACGTAGGCGATGAAGGGTTTGCGAATCATGTCGTCGAAAAAAACCTGCTTCCCGCGTTCGATGCGCGCGCCATCCAGGACGCCTGCGGAGTAAATGCGTCCACAGTTGGACGGCATCTCACCCATTGCAAGTGTGAACGTCTGGAAGCTCCATAGGAATTTATGACCGGCCCCGAGGCCTTCCACGATCTCAAGCTCCAGATTTGTCTTTTTGCTCATTTCGCCGGGTCGGAACTTGTTCGGCTCTTCCCACGGTCGCGAGAATCCGGTGACCATGAGAACGTACTCGCCACGTGGCGGAGCGACGTAGGCTCCGCGATCCACCTCCTCGAAGATCGGATCCCCACTGGCATCCAGTTCGCCCCGGAACATCTCGAGCGGGCCGCCGCCGTTGCTTGTCTGCTGGTATCCAAATGCACCCATGATTGCTGTCCTTTATTGGTACTTCTGCTGCTCGTGACGGTGATGATTCATGGCGTCTGCGGACATTTGCCCATCGGCAATCGCATCCATTACGCGCCTGCGTCGCTCTTCTCGTGTCGGGCGTTCTCCTTCGCTGTACTGGACGGTGATCGTCACTTCTTTCACGCGGTACCCATCTTTCACGGTCTGGTCGAGAGCAACGCGCTCCGTCCAGGTGGGGAGGGCTACGTGATCGGTATCGGTGTTCAATGTCTGCCCTCCTCCTACGGCGTCCACAGCGCGCCGACCAACAGCGCCGTCGCCCCGAACGCCAGCGCCAGCACGCCGATCACGACCGCGATCCCCACGACGCCGGCGGCGATGTCCGCCCGGCTCGGCAGGCGTTCGGCGACCGTGCGCTCGCGGCGCTGCTGCTCGAGGTCCGCACCGATGCCGGAGTCGGTGAAGGTGCGCGTGGTGTGGCGAGTGCGCGTGGTCATGCTGCTTCCTCCGGGTCAATCCCCAACATGTGCCCCAATGCGTACGTGAGGCCGAACAAATGCACGTCCGTGAGCGCCAGCGCGTACAACCGCTCGGCCTGCGCCCGCGTCAGGTGCTCCAGTGACACCGTGTCGCTGTCGTGGTGGACCACCACGTCCGGCCTGCATCGCATCACGGGCGATGGGTCGGGCCGGTTGGGCTTGCGGATGACGTGGCTGGCGTAACGGCGAAGATCGACGGTACTCATGGCTGAACCTCCATGTATCCGACGCGAAACAGGTGCTCGCCCTCGTCCGGGAAGCCGTCGACGCCAAGTGCGCTGGCCTCCCGTGCCGCGGCCTCGCTCGTGTAGCGCGGGTATCGGGTCGGCGGCAGCGCGAGCGCCTCGAATGCGTGCTGCGCGGTGTTCGCCCAAATGAAGAGGTGAATGGCGGTGGTTGGTGGTGTGACTGGTTCTGATACAATGGCGACAGACATTTGCGATGTGTCTCCTGTGAGCGCCCCATCCATGCCCGGATGAGGGCGTTCTGTTATGCCTGCTGGTCCTCGAAAAGCGGGACGATCTTGCTTTTCTCGTCCTCGAACGGGAGGATCACAAGCCCCGCCTCGTTCGCGAGCTGCTGTCCGTAGCGGGACATCCTGCCGCGCGCCCGGATCACGAAATCCATCACCCGCTCCAGACGACGACCGAAGGCGATCTCTGCGGTCCCCTCGTCAAAAAGCCGAACGACGTTCCTCTCTTCCGGTGTGATCACTCCGTCCGATGCAAACAGGCGAACCATTGCGCCACGTGCGACCGCCAACTCGGCCAGTCCGTCATCGGTCGGGTGCGTGTTATTCGACATCGTTGCTATCTCCCCCGAAATTGATTCGCTATCGATCCATGTCCGCTACAGTCCCCTACATGGCAGCAATGGCGCTGCGTCTTGGTGGTGCGTCGTGGCGCCTCCTGTCCGTGCGGTGATGACCGGGGCCCCTGGGAAGTAGTTGCCCCGGTCGTCACCTGGTTGGTCGATGTCCCGCTGACATCGTGCGTGACCGCCATCCCGCAGGAGATGAGGACGGAATGCCGATCACGCACAACGCCACCGGTGTGTCGTCGTGGGCGCTGGTGGTGCGCCTGGTGGATGTCGCGGCGAAAGTGCTGGCAGGATGCCGCCCGGATGGGTGCGCACGCGGCCGCGATGCATGAGAGGTGCGGCGAATGTCAGGATGCGAGGGGCAGGTCAACCGGTCGCCGTGTTGGCCGTTCGACCGGGACATCTGCGACGACGATCGTGCGGCGAACGCCGGGCGTGGCGCTGTGGATGATCCAGCCCTGCTTGCGGAGGCGGCGGAGCTTGGCCTCAACGAGCTTCGGATCGGCGGTGAGGATATGTGTGGTTTCGCGGGTGTAGGTCATGGATGTGTCCTCTCAGGCGGATTTGCGACGCTGGACGAACGACGAGATCGGACGGATCGGCTCAACCGGCTTGGGCTGCCATCGGCCTTCGACGAAGGCATCGAACTCGCCGCGAGTGATGACGTAGCGCCGGCCGATGAGGCGCCCGGGCAACTGCCCTTCGCGAATAGCCCGGCGGACGGAGTCGCGGCCAAGGCCGGTCGCGGCCATCAGTTCGGCAACGGTTGCGGGTGCGGGTATGTCGGTCATGCTGCTTCCTTTTCTGGATGCGCCATCGCCTGGGTGACTGCCTCGCGGACGACCTCACTCATGCTGACGCTTCGCCGCTTAGCCTCACGCCGAATCCACGTCATTTGGCGAAGCGTGAAGACATGTGTCGCCGTTGTGGTGATCTGGTCGAGCTCGTCTTGCTCTGTCGCTTGTGCCATGTTCATAACCTCGGTGTTCTGATTGCATCATCAGTACACTAACTGTACAGGACACGCACTATGATGTCAATAGGTATGAACAGCGATACAGTGGTGTGCATGATGCGCACACTGAAAGATTTCATCATTTCAAGACGAGAAGATTTGGGATGGAACCAGACCGAACTGGCGAATCACTCTGGCGTCCCGAGGACCACCGTCAATCGAGTTGAAAAGGGCACCACAAAGCTCCCCGAGGCGGACGTGCGCAGGAAGCTCGCGGCTGCACTGGGTGTGCGCCACGTAGATATCCTGATTGCCGCTGGTGAGCTCGCTGAGGATGAGGTCGAATTCCCCGAGGATCCACGCAGCGATGCCGTGCGAAAGCTTCAGCCGGCGATCGATGCGATCACCTGGAACGACGGATTGCTAAAAACGACCGAACAATACCTGGACACGCTGAGAAAGATGCAGCGGGGAATATTCCCGATTCCGGAACTGATGAAAGAGGAGGAATAGGCGTGAATCGATTTCTTTTAACATCAGTCGGTCTTGCAATGATTGGGGCGCTGTTGGCAGTTCACCTTGCCGCGAATGACGTATCTCCGTTGTCAACGCCGCAAGTTGACAGTCGTTGCATTCGGGCCGACGACATTCCGTTTGAGGCTGATGTCAAAATCTATCCGGATAGAGATGATGACGATCAAATCTTGGCCGAACTGGCGGACGGAGAGGATTTTGACCTTACAAACGGATATATCGTCCTGTCTCGCGATACATATGATCCCGACGCTGATATTTGGTTTGTGGCTGCTGAGATGGTTGGTGACGACATCGCGCCCGGAACGGTCGGCGTTTGGGCAACGACACGTATCGATGCCGATGGAAGCTACACTGGTAACGGACTCATCAATTCTATCAATGACAATGCATTGGAGCACACCCTGTGGGGACCAGGCGCCAAAACCCCATGGAAACTCACAATGGATCGTGATGGCGCCAAGATCGCGGTGTCGTGTGTGGAGAGATCACTGGAATCATAAGCACCAGCTATGGCGCACATGATCGGCAGTCACGCCAATTCCCTTCTGTGTCCTCGATCATTCCCGCCCCGCCACATTCGGGGCATGGGCGTTCAGATATCTCTATCTGAACCTCGAGTTCATTCGTCTGGAACAATTCCCGGATCACCTGGATAAGGTGATACACCGCCATCCAGGTCGATCCATGGGAAAAAACCAACCTCTCCTCCCGACCACTGTCTGGGTTCATGATGACGATTTCAGACCTTGATTTTCCGTCTGAAATAAATGAAATATTTCCACTAAGTATCATTGTGTTTGCACTATCAATCAGGACTGCGCCACCCGCCAAACGATCGTCCGCCATGACTCTGTTCCTTGCCTCACTGATGTAGTGTCGATATGCTAATAGCTATAAACTAGAACATTAGTTCGTATTCTGCAAGAGATGACGGAAAGGCAAGAGGATGGCGCGACGAAGAGATCCGATCACCAATCGCCTGCTGCTGGAAGGTGTGCATCCTCGCGTAAGCCCAAAAACCGGCGACGTGACCTATCGGGCGCGCCTGAGTTGGGGGCCTCGCGATCGTCGGCGGCACGAGAGTCAGACGTTCTCGACGGCCAAAGCGGCCGAAGACTGGATCTCGGCACTTCGGGCGGATATCCGACATGGACGCCGGATCGACACCGCAGACCTGACCGTTGCGGACTACCACGAGCAATGGCTGTCGCGGAAACGATCGATCTGGAGCGGGAGTCGGACCACGACGGTGAAGCGGGTTTGGCGGAAGTATGGGAACGATTTTTTCGGCACCATGCTCATTTCCCGCGTGGAACGTCACGATGTCCAGCGCCTGATCGACATCATGACCGGCGATGGCCTCAAAACATCGTCGATCCAGACCTATATGGTCGGTATCATCAGCATGTTCGACGCAGCCGTGCAGGACGGCGTTCTTTCACGGAGTCCTGCACATCACCTTACCTACCCTCGCCCGGATGAGGTCTCGTACACAACCTGGTCGCCGCTCCAAATGCGCCGGTTCGTCTCTCGCACGCGGAAGGACGTGACATACGGACCATTGTGGGCTCTGCTCATCGCGACGGGGTGCCGTATCGGTGAGGCGCTCGCACTGGAGTGGAGCGCGGTAAACTTGGACGATGGGGTGATTGCCATCCACGCCCATCTGGCGCGACAGGAAGACGGAAAATACGCCGTTGTGCGGGGCACGAAGACAAACCGCCGCGGTCGCTCCGTCCCTATCGAGCGTTGGATGATCGACATTCTTCAGCAGTGCCACGAACGTCGGCAGGGCCCGTATGTGATCCATCGCGACGGTGAGTTCCTCAACCCCAAAACCGTGCACTGGCGATGGCACAAGGCGGTGAAATCATGCAACCTTCCGGCGATGCGGCTTCATGACGTTCGGCACTCGGTGGCCACGGCAATGCTCGCCGCTGGCGTTCCCCAACGCGTGGTGCAGGAGATCCTGGGACATGCAAGCATCGTCACGACCATGAACACATACGCCCACGTCACCATCGAAACGCAACGTCAGGGGACCGGCGCGCTCACACATTTGCTCGGATTTGATGACCCGGATACGACAACACGCACGAAAACAGAGGTCAGTGCGTCAACGGTGCGTCAATCGGACAGCGGATAGGGGTCAAAAACGTGATAACTATAGGGATTTTTAGTATACTAGGGCGTTAGGCTCACTAACACTCACGTCTTTTCAAAGGAGCCGATAACCGTGGAAATCGGAAACGTACGGGTTGCCAGCATCGAAAAAGAAATGCGGCAATCCTACCTCGACTATGCGATGAGCGTCATCGTGCAGCGCGCGCTGCCGGACGCCCGCGATGGCCTGAAGCCGGTTCACCGGCGTGTGCTCTACGCCATGAGCCAGATGGGCCTTCGCTCCAATACCCGCTACCGAAAAAGCGCCGGTATCGTGGGCGAGGTGATCAAGAACTTCCACCCGCACAGCGATACCGCAGCCTACGACACGCTCGTTCGTATGGCGCAGGATTTCAGCCTGCGCTACCCGCTCGTCGACGGTCAGGGCAACTTTGGCTCGGTCGATGGCGACAGCGCGGCCGCCATGCGCTACACCGAGGCCAAGCTCACGGCCATCGCCGACGAACTGCTGGTCGACATCGACAAGCAGACCGTCGACGAGATGCCGAACTACGACAACTCGATGATGCAGCCAACCGTGCTGCCTGCTCGACTGCCGAACCTGCTGATCAATGGCAGCGCCGGTATCGCGGTCGGCATGGCGACCAATATCCCGCCGCACAATCTCGCCGAGATATGCGACGCGGTCTCGGCGCTCGTCGACAATCCGGACATTTCGCTGGAAGAGCTCCTCGAAATCGTACCGGGACCGGACTTCCCGACCGGAGGCACCATTCTCGGTCGCGAGGGCATCCAGGCGGCGTATGCGACCGGCCGTGGTCGGGTCATCATCCGCGCCAAGGCCTTCGTCGAGGAAGCCGAGCGCAGTAATCGCTTCCAAATCGTGGTCACGGAGATTCCGTACCAGGTCAACAAGTCGACCCTGCTCGAGCGCATCGCGGATATGGTCCGCGACGGCAAGCTCGACGGCATCAGCGGTCTCCGTGATGAGTCCGACCGGACCGGTATGCGCATCGTGATCGAGCTGAAGCGTGACGCCCAGCCGATGAAGGTGCTGAACAACCTGTTCAAGCACACGGCGCTGCAGCAGACGTTCGGCGTCAACATGCTCGCGCTCGTCGAGCGGGGCACGCAGCCGCGTATTCTCACGCTCAAGCGGGCCCTGCAGGAATACGTCGTTCATCGGCAGGAGGTCATCCGCCGCCGCACCGAGTTCGAGCTCGATCGCGCCCGCAAACGCGCACACATCCTCGAAGGTCTGAAAATCGCCCTCGACAATATCGACGAGGTGATCGCGACCATCCGGCGCTCGCGGACGACGGAAACGGCGAAGAAGAATCTCCGTGCCAGCTTCAAGCTCTCCGATGTCCAGGCCCAGGCGATCCTCGACATGCGGCTCGCCCGCCTCGCCGCTCTCGAACGGCAGAAGATCGAGGCCGAGTACAAGGAAGTCATGGCCGAGATCGCACGTCTGGAAGCGATTCTTGCCGATCCGCAGAAGATCCTGGACATCATTCACGACGACATGGCCGAGCTGAAAGAACGCTACGGTGATGCGCGCCGCACGCGGATCCAGGATGTCTCCGGCATTCTCAGCGAGGAAGATCTCATCCCAGAGATCGACGTGCTCGTCACGATCACGAAGCGCGGCTACGTGAAGCGGATGGCCGACGAGGTCTACGCGACGCAGAATCGCGGAGGCCGTGGCAAGACCGGCGTCACCATGCGCGACGAAGACGCGATACAGCACATCCTGAGCGCGAACACGATGGATTCGCTGCTGGTCTTCACCAACCGCGGTCGGGTCTACCAGCTCAAGGTCCACGAGCTCCCGGACGCCAGCCGTACCGCCAAGGGGCTGCCGATCGTCAACGTCCTCAGCATGCAGCCAGACGAGACGATCACGACCCTGATGACGGTGCGCGACTACAATCCGAATCATTACCTCTTCTTCACGACATCCCAGGGACGTGTGAAGCGCGTCAGTCTCGACCAGTTCAAGTCCGTTCGCTCGAATGGCCTGATCGCCATCGGTCTGGACGATCACGACGAGCTGGCCTGGGTTCGCGAGACCGACGGTGACAGCGATGTCATCCTCATCACGACCGGTGGCCAGGCAATCCGCTTCCACGAATCCGACGTGCGCCCGATGGGTCGGCCCGCGGCAGGGGTCATCGGCATTCGAATGGACGGCGACGACAAGGTCATCGGCTTCGAGGTCATCGAGCCGGAACATGATCTCCTCGTCGTTTCCGAGCGTGGTCTCGGCAAGCGCACCGAGATCGAGCAGTATCGTGCCCAGGGACGTGGCGGCAAGGGCATCCAGGCCATGCGGCTGACGAGGCGCACCGGCAAGATCGTCGGTGCCGCGATGGCCCATCCGGACGATACGATCATGCTTATGAACACGTCCGGCATCGCGATCCGCATCGCCGCCAGTCAGATCTCGCTCATCGGTCGAGCGACACAGGGCGTGACCCTGATGAAGCTGGCCGACGACCAGGCGATCGCGTCGATGGCCGTCATCGAGCCGAAGGATCCGGCCGCCCAGGCCCGTCTCAACAGCCTTGAGGACGAGGCGGAAGACACCATCATCGCCGATCCCAATCTCGGATAAGCGATTCAGTCGCCATAATCCGGATACGAGGAGGCCGGGCAGGAAATCCTGCCCGGCCTCCTTGCTTGCCCAAAATAGAGTGAATTGCAGGATAGTTGACATGGTCCACGCCCATCGCCCGTCGGGGCGGATGGCCGCAGGCGGGTGGGGCGAGGCCGCTGAGGCGGCCGAAAAGCACACGCGGACCCGTTCGCGTCCTGATACGAAATCCGGATGA